GTTCAAGAACGGTATGATGGGCGAAGGCGTATTGGGCTTAGACGAGATCAATATGTCGCAGTCGATTGTTCAGCACACAACCGGTGTTACACCAACTGCCCCAATCGTGGCAACTGCTGTGACTACCCAAGGTGCAACATCGCTTGACATCAGCTTCACAAGCGGCTCACCCACGTTTAAGATTGGTGACATCTTCACTATCGCTGGCGTGTTTGCAGTTAACCCACAAACCCGTCAAACAACTGGTTCGCTGCAACAGTTTGTCGTAACTGCTGACGTAACTGTTTCGTCAACAACTACCGCAACTCTGTCAGTTCAACCACCTATGTTTACCTCGGCTAACGCCTTGGCTACCATCAGCGCGTTCCCAGCAGCTAGCGCTGTGCTGACGTTCTTGGGTGGATCGGCTACAGCGTACCCGCAAAACTTGATCTATCACAAAGATGCGATCACGTTGGCGACTGCTGACTTGCTGTTGCCGCAGGGTGTGGACATGGCTTCACGCCAAGTGCATAACGGTATTTCGTTGCGTATCGTACGTCAGTACGACATCAACAACGACCGTATGCCTTGCCGTATTGACGTGTTGTACGGTTTTAACGCGGTTCGTCCGGTCACCGCCGTTCGTCTGTGGGGCTAAACAAAGTGGGGGCGCAAGCCCCCATTTTCTAAACTTTTCAAAGGAATTTCATCATGCCAACTCTTCCAAATGGCGCAGGCGGATATCAATTCGGTGACGGTAACGAAACCGAAATTAACATGGTCACACAAGTGACTCCTACAGCTAAAACAGCCGCAGCCACTCTGACTGCTGCTGAATTGGCAACCGGCATCATCACCTATAACGGTGCTGCTGCTGCGTTAACAATGCCTTTGGGTACAGCTCTAGAAGCTGCTTTCCCAAGCATGAAAGTCAATAGTTGTTTTGACTTTTTCATTATCAACATTGGTGGCACAAACGCTGCTACGGTCACGGCTAACACCGGCGTGACTTTGGTTGGTACTGCTGCTGTTTCGGCAAACACTTCTTGCAATTGGCGTGTTCGCAAGACCGCTGAAAATACCTACGTCGCCTTGCGCGTCGCGGGTTAATGCAAAGAGGGGCGGGTGATCCTCGCCCCTCGCACAAGGATTCTGAATGCACATTTACCTCAAGCACCCCGTACACGGCAACAAAGTGGCAATTTCCGATGTGGAAGCCGAAGAGGACGTCAAAAACGGGTGGGAAGTATATAATTTAGACGCGCCTAAAGTAGAGGCTGCGCCTGTGAATGAGCTAAAACGACGTCGTAAAACGGAGTAGGTATGACTACAACCACAGCCGGTGATCAAATCAATGGGGCGCTACGCCTAATCGGTCAACTGGCTGAAGGTGAAGAACCGTCTGCTGCGACCGCTAATGATGCGTTAGCCGCACTCAATCAGATGATCGACTCATGGAACACCGAGCGCTTGTCGGTGTTCTCAACGCAAGACCAAGTCTTCTCTTGGTTGCCTGGCTTTGCCACACGCACTCTTGGCCCCACGGGCGACTTTGTAGGCAACCGCCCTATTCTGATAGATGACTCGACTTACTTCCGTGACCCGTCGTCTAACATTTCGTTTGGCATTAAGCTAATCAATCAGCAGCAGTACAACGGCATTGCGGTCAAGACCGTGACGTCCACCTACCCGCAAGTCATGTTTGTCAATATGACTTACCCCGACATTACGATGACTGTCTATCCGGTGCCTACCAAGGTGTTGGAATGGCACATTGTGTCGGTCGAGGAACTGACTACTGCTGCGTTGTTGTCCACGCCTTTGGCGTTCCCGCCAGGCTATCTTCGTGCGTTTAAGTACAACTTGGCGTGTGAAATCGCGCCTGAGTTTGGCGTGGAGCCTAGCCCCCAAGTGTCGCGTATTGCGATGTACTCTAAGCGTAACTTGAAGCGCATCAACAACCCCGACGATATTATGTCGCTGCCGTACTCAATTGTTGCAACGCGTCAGCGCTTTAACATCTTTGCGGGCAACTACTAATGAAGTCGCCTATCCTCGGCTCCGCTTATACGGCTCGCAGCGTCAACGCTGCCGACAACCGTATGATCAACTTGTTTCCCGAGGTGGTCGCCGAGGGCGGACTAGAGCCTGCTTTTCTAAACCGTGCACCAGGGCTTCGTTTAATTACACCAGTTGGTACTGGCCCCGTGCGTGGGCTTTGGCAGTACGGTGGTTACGCCTACGTCGTGTCGGGCAATACGCTTTATAGAGTTGACGACCAATACGTTATCACTACGCTCGGCGTAGTTGCCAACGATGGGCCGGTGTCAATGACTGATGACGGCAACCATTTGTTTGTTGCGTGTAACGGGCCAAGTTTTGTCTACAACGCCACAACAGGCGCGTTTGGTCAAATTACTGACGTAGACTTCCCTGGCGCGCTAACGGTGTCGTACCTTGGCGGCTACTTTGTGTTCATAGAGCCCGATAGCCAGCGCGTGTGGACGACCGCGCTGCTTGACCCACTAAGTATTGACCCTCTTGATTTCGCAAGCGCAGAGGGCGATCCTGACAATCTAGTATCGTCCATTACCGACCATTCCGAGATTTGGTTGTTTGGTACAAATTCAGTCGAGGTTTGGTACAACGCCGCAGCCGGTGCGGGTTTTCCCTTACAGAGAATCCAAGGTGCGTTTAATGAGATTGGGTGTGCCGCAACATTTTCCGTTGCCAAATTGGATAACGGGTTGTTTTGGCTAGGCTCGGATGATCGCGGGCGCGGGATTGTTTACCGCTCACAAGGCTACACCGGTGTGCGAATTAGCACCCACGCCGTCGAGTGGCAGATTCAACAGTACGGTGACATTTCTGACGCCATTGCCTACACCTATCAACAAGACGGTCATGCGTTCTACGTCTTGACTTTCCCCACCGCGCAAGCGACTTGGGTGTTTGATGTGGCAGCACAGGCGTGGCATGAGCGAGCAAGTTTTAGCAACGGCGACTTTAGCCGTCACCGCAGCAATTGCCAAGTGTCGTTTAACCAAGAAATTATCGTAGGCGATTACCAAAACGGCAACTTGTACGCCTTTGATTTGGAAGTTTACGCAGATGGCCCACGCACTCAGAAATGGTTGCGCTCATGGCGGGCGTTGCCTACCGGCACCAATAACTTTAAACGTACCGCGCAACACTCGCTCAAATTAATCTGCGAGGCCGGTGTGGGGTTGCCTGGCGTAACAGAGGTGCCTGGGCGCGTGTACTTGAGCCCCTTAACCATATCGGGCTCACTCGGTATTGTCGATCAGATTGAAATTATTATTGCAGAGGATGACTTTGTGCAACCTCAAGTCATGCTGCGTTGGTCTGATGACGGTGGTCATACTTGGTCAAACGAACATTGGAAGTCAATGGGCGGCGTGGGCGAGTACGGCAAGCGTGTGCTGTGGCGTCGCCTTGGCATGACTGAGAAACTGCGTGATCGGGTGTATGAGATTTCAGGCACCGATCCGGTCAAAATTGCGATTATGGCGGCTGAACTTGACGTTGAGGCAACCAAAGCATGAACCCCACACAAATTACTGCACCGCGCGTTCCGCTTGTAGACCCTGCAACGGGTCTGATCTCGCGTGAGTGGTTTAGGTTTATCAATTCAATGTACGAACAATTAGGCAGCGGCACGGGTGCTGCGTCCGGTACGTTCACAACAACCGATTCTAAAACCGTGACGGTCGTCAACGGCATCATTACAGGGATAGTCTAATGTCGATCAATCTTTCAGCCTTTGCCGGTGCGGGCGCGCAATTCTCGGACGCCAATGGCGCACCGCTTACCGGTGGCTTGATATACACCTACCTAGCGGGCACGTCTACGCCAGCTACGACCTACACCACCCGCGACGGCACAACCAACAACACCAATCCGATTGTGTTGGATGCGGCAGGGCGCACACCGGCTGAGATTTGGCTAGACGGTGGGGTGCTGTACAAGTTTCTTTTAAAAACTTCGGCTTTTGTGCAGATAGGGTCGTATGACGATATTCCTGCAATTAACGACACCACAAGCATTAGCAACCTGATTACGGTTGCCGGTACAAACACGTTAACCGGCTTGGCAACACCTGCTTTGGGTGGCTACGCTACGGGCGCACAATTTAGTTTTATTGCTCAGAACACCAACACCGCTGCGGTGACAATCGACATTGACACACTTGGTGTCAAGTCAATTACCAAGTTTGGCACAACACCTTTGGCGGCGGGCGACATCATTGCTGGCGCGTTGATGCTCATTGAGTACGACGGCACACGCTTTCAATTGCTTAACGTCACCAACAACAATTTCAAATACATTGTTGAGCCGACCACCATTTCGGCTACAGCGGCGACCGGCACAATCAATTACGACGTAGCGACACAGTCCATTGTGTACTACACGACTAACGCTACCGCCAACTGGACAATAAACTTTAGGGCGTTGTCCTCGGCAACGCTCAACAGCTTGATGTCTACGGGTCAGACCATCACGGTTACCTTTATGGCAACCCAAGGCGCGACCGCTTACTACAACAGCGCGGTCACAATTGACGGCACTTCTGTCACGCCTAAATGGCAAAGCGGTATTACACCTAACGCTGGTAACGCCAACTCGGTAGACACCTACACTTACGCCATTATTAAGACCGGCAACGCAGCCTTTACCGTGTTGGCTTCGCAGACAAGGTACGCATAAATGCCACGCTTATCTACCATTGGTGTAGCCGCCTCGGGCGCGTTTGGCTTTGGCACAAACTCGCTTATCCCCATCGAATTGCTGCTAATTGCTGGCGGCGGGGGAGGGGGTAACAGCGGTGGTGGTGGAGGCGGTGCGGGCGGCTATTTGGCGTCAACCGCTAAATTAACTAGCGGCACCCTTTATACCGTTGTAATTGGCGGCGGCGGCAGCGGGGATAGCAACGGTAGTAACTCTACTTTTTCTACATTAACCGCCGTTGGTGGTGGTAGAGGTGGTGGAACTGCAGGTAATAATGGTGCAACCGGTGGCTCGGGCGGCGGTGCAATAAACGGCGACATTAGCGGCGGCGCATCAGGTGGTGCGGGTACGTCCGGTCAAGGTAATGCAGGTGGCAGTTCAAGCGCGGGAACTAATGCGGGGGCTGGCGGTGGTGGTGGCGCGGGCGCTGTGGGAAATGGTGGATCGGCTTACCAAGGTGGTAATGGTGGTGCGGGGTCATCCTCTTCAATTACCGGATCAGCAGTCACCCGCGCGGGTGGTGGTGGCGGTTACGACTCTAACGGCACGGCGGGCACAGGTGGCGCGGGTGGCGGCGGTCAAGGCACACAATACCCAGCGGGGCCTAATGCTACTAGCGGTACTGCTAACACCGGTAGCGGGGGCGGTGGTGGAGGCGGTGGAGGCGGTGGCCCAGGCAGCGGTGGGTCAGGTTTCTTTGCCATCCGCTATCTCGGCCCGCAACGCATGACCGGTGGCACTTACTCGCTTGTGGCGGGTTATTCAACCCACGTCTTTAATTCGTCGGGTAGCTTGCAGACATGAAAGTGACCTATGACCTTGATTTTCTAAAGCCAACCTTGCAACAGAAGATTGACGTGCTGCAAAACGAACTTTTAAAAATGCCACAGGCTGACATTGTTACGACTCATGTTTTCAAAGACGGTCAGTACATTCGCACGATGATTGTGCCGCCCAACACGGTTATCGTGGGCGCAGCACACAAATCACCATATAAAGTTAGACTTGAAAAAGGTACAATTTCAGTCAACTTAGGTGATGAACTTCACACCTTGACCGCACCGCTAGAGTTAGATGCGCCAGCGGGAACACGGCGTGTTGGATTGGTGGGCGATGAAGAACTTGTGTGGGTTGACGTATACGACAACCCTAGTGGCTGCACCGACATAGACGAAATAGAAGAACTACTTTATGTCATTCCTGAATGTGGTTTGTTAGATAAAAGATTGGCGTTGGCAAACAATAATGCTAGGCTAGTCTTAACGGAGAATTAACATGGCTGGAGTTATTGTTGGATCGGTAATTAGTGCGGGCGCGGGTCTATTAGGTAGCGCAAACAGCGCGCGCGCAGCGCGTGATGCCGCAAACACACAGGCCGAAGCCGCAAGAGAGTCCGGTCAACTGTCGTATCAGATTTCGCAGCAACAGCTTGCCGCGCAAAAAGAAGCACTTGATCGGCAGATTGCAGCCTCGGGCGCAACCGTTGACAAGCAACTGCTTGCCCAGCGTGATGCGCTTGACCAACAGTTAGCTTTTCAAAAGCAAGTATACGAACAACAGCGCGCTGACTTTGCACCATACCGCGAATCAGGCGTTGCCAACCTTAACCAACTCAATACGCTATTGGGTATTGGCGGCAATACGGGCGCGGCAGATTACGGTCGTTTTAGAACGGCTGACTTTACAAATGCTGATTTCTTAGCCAACAAAGACCCAGGCTACGGCTTCCGTATGTCCGAAGGGTTGAAGGCTGTCGATCGCCAAGCTGCTGCGCGCGGCGGGCTCATCTCTGGCAATGCTCTCAAAGCCTCACAAGCGTACGGTCAAGACATGGCCTCGCAAGAGTACAACAACGCGTTTAACCGCTACCAAACGGTGCGTGGCAATACCCTTCAGCCTTTTCAAACGGGCGCTGCTGCCGGTCAAAGTGCAGCGGCTATGCAAGGCCAAGCAAGCGCCAACTATGGCAGCGCCGGTGGCCAAGCTATTGGGCAATTTGGTCAAGGCGCATCAGGCATCTACGGCAACGCCGGTAACGCTTTGAACACGGCGTATGGCAATTACGGTCAAGGCACAACAGGTGTATTAGGTGCCTATGGTACAAACGCCACCAACGCGTTGACCGGCGGTGCTAACGCTCAAGCGTCGGGCATTGTCGGCGGAGCAAACGCGTTTAACCAAGGCTTGAGTGGCATCAGCAATCTTGCCAACACTTATTACGTCAATAGTTTGCTACAGGGTAGGAATCAAGCAAATACTATTGCGGGGTTAAATAGCACTTATGGGGCTAATAATGTGTACGGTCGAGGCGCGGCTAATTATCAGCCTTCCATACCAACTAGCGGTTATTTTGGATCGGAATAAATCATGCCACTCGACACCAACATTGCACTAGGCGTACGCCCAGTAGAGCAGCCCAATATGCTTGCCCAAATGGGGCAGATGATGCAGTTGCGGCAAATGCAACAGGGTTATGAAAGCGAAAACGCGTTGCGTGATTTCTACGCACAAGGCGGAGATATATCTAGCGCCGAAGGCAAACGCCAATTGATGTCCAAAGTTGGCTTAAAAGGCATGGATATTATTGGAAAGCAAAGTGAGATTACTGCGCGTGACATAGGTACGGCTGAAAAATCTTTAACTATGATGAAAAATCAAGCCGGTTTGGTTAGAACTCCGCAAGACGCAGCCAACTGGCTAACTTCGTTTTATAAAAACCCGCTTACACGTTCTTACGTTGAATCTATTGCGCCATTGGATCAAGCGCTATCCGCAATCCCAAATGATCCTGCTGGGCTTGAAACTTGGTTAAAACGTGCGTCGTTAAAAGCTGATCAAATATTTACTTCTGCTGATGCAGAATTAGCGGCAAAAACG